ATTTGGGCAGGAACTAAGCCAGTATCAAGTGATCCGTCCTTATAGCCAACACGAATCCTTTCGGCGTTTGGATCTTCAATAGCTTGTCCGTTAAAGCTGGATCCAGTGAAATTTGCGCCTCTAATAGTTAATCGTTGGGTGGGCCCAGTAGTGCCAATCCCTACACGGCCTGGCTGGTTTTGTCCGTTACTAGTTGTCCAAGTCAGAGTGGGAGAAAAAGTTCCGGTGGAGTTGCTTGAACTACCCAATCCATAAGCATCTCCATTTTGCAGACCATCTCCTGCAACAATACCAATAACACCATAAGAATAGTTGTTGCCGCCGACAAGATGAGCAAGCCGAGCAACACCTGTATCTGGTGTAGCAAGAGTTAACGCTGCATTTGTTGTTGCAGCGACGGAATGAAGCCTGCCGACAGGGCTACTGGTCCCTATGCCCACCCTGCTATTTGAGTCAACAACCAGCGAATTGGAACCAGCACTACCGCTAAAGCTGACGGCAGGTGAACCGCTACTACCAGCGCCGATGTGGCTTAGCTGGCCGGTTGAGGTGATACGCAGGCGTTCGGTGGGGCTAGTGCCACCAGTTAAAAAGCTGGTGCTTCCAAAACTTTTGGTTTTGAGATTTGTGGTATTGAAGTCGTAACTTAGTGAACCATAAATATCCCCTAGGTAGATGTTTGCTTCTTCGTTTGTGGTCCATCCACCTGAACCAGTAACTAGGGCATTACCACGAACATGCAACAACTGACTAGGGCTAGCTGTTCCAACTCCAACCAGACCGGTGTCGGAAATAGCTAATCGAGTAGCAGCCGCAGTTGCATCATAAATAGTGAAGTGACTGTTATTTGCAGCGTTTGAGCCGCCAACGATTTCGTAAGCACGTCCTCCTGATCCACTATTTTGCAGGCGAAGTCTGACATTTGATTGGTCGTTGCCAAGGATTCGGACAGCGGCAGCACTAGCCCCGCCGTTACTGACATCAAATCTGTAAGTCGGTGCTGCGTTTACACCAACATTCCCACTCGCATCAATAAACAACCGCCCCTGCCCATTAGTCGAGATGGCTACGTTGTTTGCCGCAGGTAGATAAACCCCGTTTGTAGGTGCAGTACTCCCTGTGGGGATGAACGCAGCGGCAGTTACGTTACCCGTGTAGATGCCTGATGCAACTGTGACAGCACCTCCGGTAATTGTTGTGCCTGAAATCGTTGCAAAATTTGCGGTAGTGCCTGTAACCGTGGTACCAGTGACAGTTGTGAACCCAGCCGTATTGCCTGTTACTGTGCCAAATTGACCTGCTGTACCAGTAACAGTTGCACCTGAAACAGTCGTGCCACGTACGGCAGTACCAGAAACTTGTGTAGTGAATAGCCCGTTAACAAAGTTTGCATCTGTTCCGGTAACCGTGGTACCAGTGACAGTTGTGAACCCAGCCGTGCCACCCGTTAATGAGGTAAATACACCAACATTACCCGTGACTGTCGCGCCAGATACGGTGCTAGTTCCAATAATTGTTGCCGCCTGAATCGTTCCGGTGGCCGTAATAGTTCCGGAAATTGATTGGACAATTCCTGAAACGGTAATAGTTTGATCTACGCCTCCATTAGTGAAGGTAATATGGTCAACCTTGACAGTTCCGTATGCCATTTTGTTGTTACTTTTTTCTTATTTTAACTGACGCAATTAAGCTTAAGGAAGAATAACCAGGGGTCCTTGGATTACAAAACCGTTAACGCCACCAGAAACAACTCCAGAACAAACGATGGCAGGCGTTAAACCTGATGGAGTTGTGATAGCAAGGGTGCTACCGGTGATATTTGTAAACCGACCGGTGTTTCCTGTAACAGTGGTTCCAGATACTTGTGCTGTGAAAGTACCGCTATTAAAGTTTGCGGTTCCCCCGGTAACGGTTGCGCCTGTGACAGTGGTAAACCCAGCAGTGCCACCTGTCAAGGTTGTGAACTGTCCTGCGTTTCCAGTGACTGTTGCACCTGTCACTGTTGTAAAGCCAGCGCTTACACCTGTTAAGACTGCGAATTGACCAGTATTACCCGTAACGGTAGTACCAGAAACTTGGGTTGTGAAAACACCACTAACGCCTGTCAGTGTCGTAAAGTTTCCAGTGTTTCCGGTAATAGCGGTTCCACTTAAATTTGTGAATTGCCCAGATGTGAATTGAGCAGTTGTCCCGGTAATCGTTATGCCACTTACCGTGCCGGAGACATTAATACCAGAAGAGAAGAAGCCAGAGCCAAGAACATTAAGATTCCCGGAAACCGTCAGATTATTTTGAACGGTATGCCCACTGGTGACTAAAGTGACAAATATACCGGTTGTAGCGTTGACACTGTTTCCTGTAATAGTGGCGCCTGAAAGCTGGCTAGTGAATGTGCCACTAATTGCAGTGATATTATCAAATTGTCCGGTATCGCCAGTAATAGTAGCGCCGCTTATGGTTCCACTAGTGGCTAAATTATTTTGTACAACAACTCCACTAAAAGTCGCAAGACTGCTTCCGGTAATGGTTGCAAAATTACAAGAACCTGTAACGGTAAGATTACCGGCAATGGTAACATTACCGGTAATTGTCTCACCTGTTAGATTGGCATAATATTGATCTAAATATGACCTAAACTGCGTAAACGTAATTTTTTTATTACGCAGCGTAGGGTCCACCTCAAAAACGTGGACCAGTGTCAGGAGATCCTGCTCATCAATGTCTAAACCATCAATGGCAGGGAATTCCGAGATACGTCTATTGGCGATGGCTCCAATCCTCTCTTCGCTTTTTTGTTATTCTAATTGAACTTATGTTCCATTAAAAATAACAAAATTACTCAACGCATTTTAATTTCAATACGAGGCAGGTTTGTTGATACCATATTCCAACCCCACTGAATGCCTGTCACAATCCCACAGGAAAGCAAGATCACCAACAGAAGTTCGGCAACAGTAAAATTGCGTCGCAAATAAATAACCTGAGGTAGCGGCTGTGGAATAGACGCTTGTTGTGCGATGGTTTGTTGAATGGCCAGATCCCTTGCACGAGCCTTTAATTGGGCTAGCTGCTCAGGCGTGATTTGACCTTCTAAGGATGGCTGCATGTTCTGGGGCAATACAGCGGGGGGTTGACTAGGAGGAATTTGTTCTTCCATAATCGCAACTTGTTTTCCCAAAGACTAACATATAAACAAAACACGTGTAGGCATGAATTACGGATTACGTAAAGGACTGGAAGACATTGCGTATGAGCTGAGAGGAATCCGAAATATCCTTGGCTCCATGTGGCATAGTCGTTACGCGAACGGTGAAACGGACGTACTTAATCCAGAAGCGTTTGCCGATGAGTATATCTCGACAGAAGAGTGTGGAAAACGACTTGGGGTCTCTGACCAAACCATTAGAAACTGGATTGCTATTGGCAGAAAGACACCAGACAAAGGATGGGTGGAGGGAATCCATTATGTCAACGTTTCTCCTGACGTGCACCGCAAAGCTGTCTTGCGTATCCCCTGGAATCGCCTAATTCAATCCTTTGCCAAGAACGAGGGAATTGAGTTGAAAAATTTACGGACTGTTTACACCCAATACAAAAGTACTAGTCAATTTTTAGAATAATGGCTCATCGTTTCCAGGGTATTGATATCGGTTCTGTTACGGTAGAGAACCACGAAAGCCTATTGCCAGATTCTCTGGTACGGCAAGTTGAAATGTTTTTACCGCCCAGCGGCTCGTTTGATGACGGCTGCCTGCGTCGGTATTTGGAAAACTTAAAAAACTACGAAGAAGAAGATGCAAATTCGGGCATGACACTTGCCAATCGGCTTCGTCTTGCTTTTTGTGATTTGCAACCAGATACGATCTGCGGAAAATTCCCGCAAGCGGAATTGCCTTTAAAAAGACGCTTGCGTTGTGTTGCCGAGTATCTGATCCGTTCTGGAGAATTTGATAAGGTAAGGGATGATGTTGGAAAACTTGTCAAAAAACGTGGCGTCCTTGGCAAGTTGGTGGTATTGTACCAACCAACGGCAAAACTTCTAGACTCTTTAAATCGACAAGGATTATTAAAAGATGGACAGACGTGAAAAGTTAATTGCTTCTGTGATCGGTCCAGAATTGGACGATACAAAAACTAAAATGCTTGATGCTACCCTCAAGCTAATTCTTGGCGATATGGGTGAGCAATATTGCAAGATGTGGGAAGTTGAAGGCCCTGGTGTCATGGTGTTTCAACCAAAGAACAAAGAACGTTCAATGTTCTTTTGGACTTTAAAAGAAATTCATGCAGCACAAGAAGATTGCGAACGATCTAACGATGGTGATTTAGCGGAAACATTTCGACGAATTTTAAGTGCCGCACAAAAAATTGATCCGGTAGAAAAAGCTGGTTATATCATCAATGATCACGAAGGTATCCGTTATTTAGAAATTGATTACACGCGGGCGTCGGAATAATGGCTGAGAAAGGATTGCGTGGTGTTGCTGCTCGAAACGAAGGAGCTGAACTGATCACCAATAAAGATTTAATCTTGGCAGCCAACGAACTACTTGGTGGCATCACACTGGATGTAGCAAGCTCCAAGGTTGCAAACGAGTATGTGGCCGCTGAAAATTACTACACACCTACCGATGATGGTTTAAATAACCAACAGTGGTACGGAAGCTGTTACCTCTTTCCACCAGCAGGCTCTTACTTTTGGGATCAAAAAAATGAAAGATGGAAGATGACTAGAGCATCTTCACTGTCTCTTACCTCGTCTCATGCCGTGTGGTTCAGACGTATGTACCATGCATGGCTTGCAAAAGAAATAGAGCAGGGTCTTTATTTCAGCAATTGCCCTGACATGATTCGTTACGAGCCTAAAATTTTTAAATTTCCTATGTGCATTCTGAGAAGTGCACCGTACTTGCTTTGTCATAAAGAAGGCGCAGTAGAAAGAAAAAGAACGTGCACTTCATTTATTGTCTACTTGCCTCCACAGGATTCGCCTACCGATGCAGTGGATTCTTTCGTCAAAATTTATGAGGAACGCGGACATCTTTTGACGTGATTTCTGTATACTAAAGGACGATTAAAGGGATTTATGAGCGTCCTTGCCGACTGGGAAATCAAGCAGCTCGCCGAAGAAGAGCAGATGATTGAGCCATTTGTTGATCGTTTGATTAGCAAAGAAAATGGACGCAAACTTCTCAGCTACGGACTTAGTTCATACGGATATGACATCCGGCTTTCTCCTTCGCAATGCTTGATTTTTGGCAAAGTACAAGCAGGGGATTGCGACCCAAAGAATTTTGATCCTGATATTTTGAAACCTGCGGATTTATTGGAGGATGAACGTGGTCAATACTTCTTGCTGCCCCCGTATGGTTATTGTCTTGGTGTAGCGCAAGAACGACTGCAGCTCCCACGGGATGTCACTGTTGTCGCAGTAGGTAAATCTACTTACGCACGTTCGGGAATCTTGGTAAATATTACGCCTGCCGAAAGTGGATGGGAAGGTTACCTGACGCTTGAGATCAGTAATTGCACTGGACTCTTCAATCGCATCTACGCAAACGAAGGGATTACGCAATTATTGTTCTATCGCGGCAATCCTTGTCACACTACGTATCAAGATCGGAAGGGTAAGTACCAAGACCAACCGAATAACGTGGTGTTCTCCCAGGTTTAAATAAAGCCTCTACCAAAATTAGGCTTAGGTTTACGGGCGTATCCAACAGAACCGGTGCGCCCTCCCGAATCACCTGTCGACGGCAATTCCGTGCCATCAATCACAGCCTTTGCTCTTGGCGTTTTACCGCGAATCATTGGTTCGTCAATGTTGGCCCTCTGTTGGTAGGCGCCGGCAGTCTTTGCGGCGCGCATGTAACGAGCTACACGATTTTGATTATCGTTAATTGCTTCAGCCGATCGTCTTTCATCTGGATCAAGACGGCGAAAATCGGTGTCATAAGCCTGCTCAGGACGTAAGTCTGATACCTCAGCTCCAGAGGTACCTGCATTTACTCCTGGCGTATAAATAGAGCTGTATATACTTGCCATAGAATTATTTTACAAGGACTAATTATTGATAGCCGTGATGCATTCCGCCGCTGGTTTCTTAGATGCGTTCGTGCAAGACGAAGTCAACTGTCGTTGTCTTGACGAAGAAGATTTTGGTGCACCTCTCGATCACACTGAAAATGATGTACCCTTATATGACATGTACAATCGCGGTTTAGTCGCATGCGAGCAGGGTCTAGAAAGGAATCCGTTGAATCTCGAGGGAGCACGGCCTGGAATGACGGGCTACATCCCTTCGATGGAGCAGGGCTTATCGATGGGAGCATCACCAAAGCCACGGACATTGGTGTTGGAACTGGAAGCACCGGAGGAGAAGGAGCGGATGCTGTCAGCAAAACGTCGTGGTTTGCTCCGGTAGACGAAGTGAGTGATTGCCCTGGAGGTATTTGCCCAGTACCCTGGGCCACCAAAGAAGAGCCTCCTGTGGTCCAAGAGGATGTGGTCAATCACCCTGCTCACTACACGGATGGTGGCATTGAGTGCATTGAAGCCATTGAAGCAGCTTTAACCGCCGAAGAATTCCGTGGTTACTGCAAAGGCAATAATTTAAAGTACACCTGGCGTGAACGCCACAAAGGCGGTACAGAATCACTGAAGAAAGCTCAGTGGTATCTGGACCGCCTCATTCAACTTGACGAAGCTCAGAAAGGTTGAAGATCGTCGTCGCCGTCTAAACCTTCTTCGTCGTCGTCTCGATATCCACAAGCGGCGGCGAGTTCTGCTAATTCAAGATCGGTTGGGTGATCCCAGTCGATCTCAATGTTTTCGGACGCCATAATATCTTTGATGGCGTGCCACTCCATAAGACGCTGGTGGTAGAGACTTAAAAGAGCAAAACGCAGCTCCTCCCAAGTCATCTCTTCTGACTGGAGCTCAGCTTTGCGCATTGCAAACTGAAGTTCAAGAGGCAGTTCAAACTCCCGTGGCTCTACTGAACGCTCCATCCCACTCTGCATGTCTTAGCTGCAATTATTCTAATGCTAGCCATTAAATATCAGATCTACGTTTTCGTTGGCAAAGTCCTCCCAGGGATTCTCGTCAATGCGAAAGTTATTGGCAAATTCTGAAAGGATGTAGGGACTGATGCTTTCTTCTAAGATCCGAATTGCACGTACCTCATGGGGCGCTGCGCTGTAATTACGGAATGCCGTTAACAAGATTTCGGTAGAGGCCCAGGGATTGGCATCAATCTCCTGGAGGAACAATGCCATTTCTTCCCGTCGTCGATCAAGAAGTCCACCAATGACTTTGTGGTCTTGATCAAAAATCCATCGACCAATCTCTTCGGTGGCACCTGAAAAATCTTCTATTTCCAGGCAGTCAATGATCCGGCTGTAGAGAAAAGATTCCCACCCGATTGAATGTATGAATGATACCAGTGCCTGCCTCATGCTGTCATCCGGACCAAGATTCAGGCAGAGCAGCTGAGACTCAATGACATTGACCTCGTGGAAGAGGTACTCAAGAGCTTTCTCTTGGCTGCAACGTTGGCCTTTTTTAACAGGAGAACCATCGGGATAGAACTGAGTTCCAAACCCGATGGTGTATGGTTCTGCACCAGTGTGAGGATCTTGGTATGCCTTTTCGTTAAACCCTTCGTATTTACGAATTAGGTTAATGGCACGCGAAAGATCCGACATGGAGGTAACTATTATTACCTCCAATCATACACAAATTATTTACCTTGGCCGCGACTCATTTTGCGGCCGTGACTAGGCAAAGAATTCCTCCCTTGACCTTGACGAGTTTTTTTGGGTTTGGATTCAAGACGAATGACCGTTGATTTGGGCTTTGCCATTAGTTGTCACCAGTTGTAATTGCACAAGTAAAAATTTACTTGTTTTGACAGTTTACCTGATGCGTGACCCAACGGCAATTCTCCGGGCAATAGTTTCCATAGTTATCAGTGCAGTCAAGTTCCAAAGTTTACCACGAATGATTACAGCTCCACCATCCGGGAGTCAGTTTGTCCTTCTTCTCGGAGCAGTTGTGACGCGCCTTAAAGTTAGCACGTCTTCCCTCGTCTTTGTGCTGTAGATAATCTTGATATCCCCTGGCACCAAACCGAACAATCTTTTCCTCCCCTCCCTGACAAGCCTTTACAACGTATTTTTGCTTAGCACCTTTTGGCGCACGTTGAGGTTCATTACATTTCATATTTTCTTTTTTGTACGCACTTGCCGCTTTTGCAGCTTTCTTATGTTTTTCAGCCATTAAGTGAACCCTTTAAAGAGAGATGTAAATTCACCAAGAATTTGTTGTCCTGTCTTGCTCTTTTGTAGAGCTGGATCTGTGGTCTCATCAAACAGTTTAAAATAGGAACTGCTTGTACTAGGTCTTGCGGTAACTTTCTCCTGTGCAGAAGTAGGAGCAGCTTGAGGTTTAGCAAAGAAATCTTCTAATGATACGAGGGTTGCAAAGGGGTCTGATGTGTTAATTGCACCAGCGGTAAAACCTACCCCTGTAGCCGCCTTTGTTAAGGCAACTTGTTCATTACGATCTACGTCAGGAAGAAAAGTTTCATAGAACTCGTCTTCTGTTCCTTTGTACCCAGCTGTTTGAAAAACTTTGTACAGCTGCGTTTGGTTTGGAGAAACTGACGTTTTGACATCCTCTGGTCGCTGGATATAACTTACACCTAGACGCTCTTGTGTTGGTACTAATTTTTTCTCATTCAAATATTTGATTGATTCCCTAATATCTTTTGCGGCACCTGTGCGCAATGCATCGATAATGTAGTTGCGTAATTCATCAACCGTTTGACCCGTATCACTTAGGCCAAACTGATCAAGTAATTTTTGCCACTCTGCTTTATTTTCTGCAGGGCTAACGCCTTGCAAAAGCTTGTCTGCGAATTCTTCAGGTGTTACAAACTGAAGAAAACTTGCATCACCAATGGCTAGTTTTTCAGCTTGTACAGCGGGAAGAATAGTACTGTCAATGTAATTCTGGGCCGATTCAAAACTAATAACATCTGGTGCTGGGTCGTAACCTTTGCCTAAGCCTTTTACTTGATAGTGTAATTTTGCAAAAGCCGCTTTATCGTTTATGTCAATCCCGTAGCGATAAGCTTCGGTAGCCCAGAAGGGATCACCTGCTTTTGCAGCTTCCCAATCAGCAGCAACTTCAGATGCCTGCTGGGTATAGATGCCACTTTTTACGCTTGTTCCAGTGGGGGCGAAATAGAAGTCTGCATTGAAACTAACTGGTGCAGATGTTCTAATTGAATCCAAATAAGACTTTGCTCTTAAATCAGCTACTTGACGCAAAGAATCAAGAGCACTCTGGGTCTGGAAAACGTTTTGTTCTTTTTGTTGCACATCAATATAACTTACAAATTCATCCATTGAACGTGAAGTATCAAAGCGCGGCTTGAGATAGTTCGTGATGAAATTAGTGGCAAAAGCTTGATCAACTTGGTACTGTTTTGTTGCATCCGTGGGATCGGCGACAGTTAATCCCGTTTCATATTTTTTTACTAGTACGGTATCAAACCACTGTTGCCAATTGTAAACAGCAGAGTTGGATGTATTAATGCCCGTGACTCCTTGTAGCTGTTTCTCCAGGGATTCTTGGGTTGTTGTTGTATTTCTGTTTAGTGACAATAAGCCACCAACGCCCGAATCACCTAACAATGAGTTAGCAATTGTTGAGTTTATGGAGTAAATTTCTTCGTAGCCAGGTAAGCCACGAACAAGAGATAAAGTATTTTCTTTTTGCTTTGCTTTCTTTAATTCTGCGATAGACTCTTTTAAAACATCTTGGGTTAAAGCACCGAATACTTGTTGCTCTTGAAGATCTTTCTGTGTTAATACGGTTTGTAGTTTTGTTTCTAAAATAGTTGGTTGCGTGGGCGTAGCAAGACCAAGTACTTGGTCTCTGTATAGCTGATAATCAGCGTCTGTTAATGATTCTTTGTAGGTTGTTGCTTGCGCTGGATCAATTGCAGCGTTGGCACGCTGATTCAATCCCTTTCCAACATTTGTGTAGTACTGCTGTAAATAAGTGTTTTTTGTATAACGACCGGTGATATCTAGGTCTTGATAACCATAGCCGTCTAAGTTTTCTGCGTTGGCTTGATTCCAGCCTGTTAGGGCATCTGGGTAATTCTGTTCGTAATAAACAGGGTCAAAACCACCGGCTGGAGGTTGTGCGCCACTAATGTTTGGGTCCCAGGGGGCACCAACTTTTTTAGAAAGGTAAAAAGAATCAATCGCAGGTTTTGCTGCTGAGAAAAATTCAGCTTTTTCAGCTGCACTCATTGCAGTGCCACCTGCAATCTGATTGATTAACTGTTTATAGTTTCCACCAGTACTTGTGTTGAATGCGTTAATTGCATTTTGATACTTGCTTCTTAAAGCAAAGTTGTCTCCAGGGGAAGAAAAAAATAACTGACCAGAAGTTGTATCATACCCAATTTTGGGAGGGATTAAAACATCCGTTGTGCTGTATGCACCTGACTGAGGAGCATTTGCCTTACCAATTACAGATTGGGGATTGGTAACAGCAAGGACATTGTAAGAATCTTGAGTTGGATCTCCTGTATAGGTAGGAAGAATTCGATTTTGTGGTTGACCTACTTTAGCCCAATCAATACCTGCGAAATCACCTGCGTCAAAGAAAAGGTCAATACCTTGGCCGCCAAGGCGATTGTTTGGGTCATAGTTATATGGATAACGACGCCCTTCTGCAGCACCGTATTTATTGTAATGAACTTGGCCCCATTCACTACGGGACGTTACTGTTTGTGTTCCAGGGGTATTGCCTTCAAAAAAATACGGGACTACACGTCCTTCCCTTGAACCAAATGTGTTGTAATGATTTTGACCAAAATTACCCTTTCCTCCTGTTGTCGTGCCCGGATCATTATATGTGGCTTTTTGTGCGGGAGTTAAAGAATTCCAATTCGCTGTTAAGTCTGGATGGTAATCGACATAAGCACCCCAAGCCTTGTTTCCCTCTGCTGCTTGCCAAGCTGTTTGCAAGCCTCCTTGTGCACCAACTGGCCTGCCTCCATTAAGTACAACATAACCTTCCCAAGCGGGTCCCGCTTGTACTGCATTACTGTATCTTTGCTGTGCGTCTGCATAAGCATTAAAGTAAAGATCGTAAGAATTAGCGGCCATTTATTACATTGCCAGAGAAATATTTTTTGATTCTACCTGATAAGAAATAAGGTCTATGATTTCGACCGCCATCCAATTCTTAATCTTACTAAGACGTGATTCCTCGTAAAAATTTTGCTTTCTGAACCAGGCTTCCATCTCTTCACTTCCTTTATTCTTGTTGCATGAAACGCACGCAGGTATTAAGTTATTTCGTGTCGTCGAACCAGATCTGAATCTTGGTACGATATGATCCAAGCTTGTCGCTTCATTTCCACAGTAACAACATTTACAATCCCATGCTTTATAAATCTCCTCTCTAAATCTTTTCTTTGCAAGTTTTGGCGTTAATTCAACTAGCAGGGCAAGTGGCTCGTGCTCGTTGCAAAACATG